GCACCGATAATATCAGCACTTTGCCGAATTGGTCGACGCCAGGTGGTTGCTTGAACAGATGTCAGAGTTTCCGACATGAATGGAATGAACTTAGTAGGTGCTGTATACGTACCTGGCGTATACGCAGTGTTTGTTGTTGGAAGAGCACCAGCCGGCGCACCAACCGCTGCATCAGCATAAGTAACAACTGCACCAAGAGTTGTCACTAAAAGCTCAGTACCGGTAGCACCTGCTGCTGCTGTCCGATAAACCTTATATCCAGTGGCTCCAGTAACTGCGGCCCACGTTAAAGTTGCCGTTAGGTTACCGGCGGCGGTAGTTACGGTAATCTCGTTAGAAAGATTGGTTTCCCCGACTGCGTTAATAGCAGTCAGGTAATACTTGTAGGTTCCTGCGGTCAGAGCACCTCCAGCCGTTGGCGAACCGGCCAATACCGGTTCTGGAAGATCCTCAACTGCAACGCCTAGAATACCTGCTGCACCAATACCCGGAGACATTATTCACCTCCCGCACTAATATCGATTGTAACCTTTACAAATCCTGGGAAATTTGCTTGGGTAGGTTGGTAACCGTGATATATCGCGAACAGAACCGGATCGACCTCGACTGGTTTGCCCGGTTCTAAGAGTCCAACACCATCAATAGTGCATTCTCTATCGGACTCGAAGAGAATTTTCATCTTCTCCCCTAAGCACTTAGGTAGGTCTTAGAACGACCAATGTAGATCAGCCGGGACGTTCGGAACTGACCACCTTGCAAATATGATAATCCTGGGTCCCACTCATTAACAAATCCATGAATGAGCAGGCCACCCAGTTGAACATCCTCATGTAATTTCTTTTCGACCTTTTCGGAGATTTGATCTAGCTTTAATCTCTCGTCGCTTTCACTACCAACTGCGGAGCTTAAGATATCAATGAATACAGTTAACCAGTTATCGACTCTTCCACCTGGAGCTGATACGCCAGCCAAGTCTCTACGTCTTGGTCCTGGTACAACCAACGCTGTGGGGGATAATGGAATCTGGTTTTGATCACCGTACATTACTGCTTTAAGTCCAAGAGTTAGCATGTTGTCAGTGATAATCTTCTGGATTGCTACCGCCAAGACAGAGGTGAATTCGGTATTAGTCACTTGAATCCACCCTTCGTCCTGATCAGGTCTTCCCACCAATCCGAGAAGATTCGTTCAATGGCATCAAAGTCTTGATCTTGAATCATAATGAATTGGCGAGCTACCATGTTTCTAGTACCACCTTGAATATAGCTAGCATAACTAACCTGTTCGTCAAGGTTCTGCACATGAACATCATCTTTGGTAACTTGCCAGATACTCTTGCTCGTAGCTTTAGATTGTAGAGTTCCACTATCAACCAAGATTGGAGTAGCACTACCTCGGTTCGATACTGTGGTCTTAGCTAGTGGTTTCCAGGGCGGCCTACCACCAACATTAAAGTTCTCTTTGATGGAAGGTAGAATAACCTCCATCAAAGCCTTTTCTAGAGGAAGTCTAAAATCTTGTTCCGCCCTTGCTAGCTCACTCATATCCACCGAGAGGGCCATCAATTGCGGATAAAGTTCGACACCAATCTCCATCTTTGGGAAATCAGACATTGTCTGTGCTAGCATACCCACAGATTGTAAGAGTTTAGCATACGCCTGCTGTACCGAGTTTAGTCCCCACGGCATCAGAACCTCTTGCCCATCGAGAACTTAGCTGGTCCGGTAGAAGTGTCACCAGGAATGAAGATTCGAAGGTTTGGATCATAGTAGCCAGTGTCAGGATTGATCGCCGAAGATGCATCATTAGGATAGAAAGCCGCAGTAACGGGGTTAACTGCTGGAACTCCAGGAATTTCGATTACACCAGAAAGGATACCATCAAGCAGTGACTGAGCATTAGCTTTTACAAGTTGTGAATATTTGTTAGGCTCACCCTGATTCTCGCTGTAAAACTTGTCATACAACCAGCCAACGTAGAATTTAGAAATAATTACCTGAATAATTCTTGGTGTCGAGGTTTTGTCGATCCACAGGGAGACATCGTAGATGGAGGCAATTCTTACTAGAAGTTCTGTTTCTATCTGATCTAGGTGATCTAGATCCAAGGCTTGGGGGTCGAGTTTAGACTCTTCCACCCAAGCCTTGGCATCATCGATAGAGATTCTAGGCATTTAAGCCTTCTCTCTAGGCTGCGTCCTTAACTTCTGTGTCAGGACCGATTTCTTCCGCCTTTGGTTCCTCTACTTCACGAACCTCGACAGCACCAGCGTCGTACAGATCCTTGAGTTGATCCTTGGTGAAGGCTTTCGGATCTAGTAGCGTTCCAACAGCAAATTCGTCACTGTTGTGCTTGATGTTAGTTACCGCAAAAAGAGCCTTAGCCATTATGCCACCGCCGCTTTAATCAGATAACCAGCAATTGCCTTACCTGCGTCAGCAGTGCCAGTGTCACCCAGAGCAGTCAACTTCACGTCATAGTAACGCGAAATTCGGATAACATCGGACTTCCGACGGTCTTCCCGCCAGCGATCAACATACTGTGCTTGACCACCACCGGAACCACCCCAGGAGAATTCGTATCCAAATGCCGGAACACGAAGACCAGCAGAAGATGGTACCCAGGCCACAACTACGTCTTTGCCCCACAGGTAGGAGAGCGCGGCAGGCTGGCCAAGGTTAGCAGTATTGATACCAACACCAGGAACCACGATCTTCTGGAAACCCAGGATCGAAGCTAGCAATTCCGGCGAGAAAATAGCCCGCTCGGAGTACTTGATCCGCTCCAGGAAGTCCGGGTGGTCTTCCAGCTTTGCCATTACCTGGTACGGAATCACCGCAACGTTCGGGTCCATGAAGATACGACCGTTGATGGTGATCTTTGCCGTACGCAGATCCGAGATCGGGTCTGAGTTCGCGTAGTCGCTCCACTGCGAAGTGCCGGAAAGCGTAACAGTATTTGCAGAAGCGTAGTTTGCCGCAGTAGTGGCAAGAGTCTGCATAACACGTTCACGGCCCAGCATAATCTTCGAAGTCACGATGTTTGTACCATCGCGGTCCGGAGCAATCGGAGGGTCGGCATTTTCGCGCTCTTCGTCAGTCACCGCAATTTGCAGCGAGTGCTCCTGAGCGTAATAAGTGTCCGTCGAAACAGCAGCACCAGTCACTTCGTTCGCGGCAGTACCTGGAGCCCGATAATCCGACTCTGGCAGCCAACCCTCACGACCGAAGATGTAGTACTTATCCGACTGCTTTTGCACAGTTACGGACGGGAAAAGAGCAGCACCCGCCAAACTACCCGTAGGCCAGGCGATGCTGATTTGGGTAAGAGCGCGGTCAATGTGGACCGAGCCCGACCCAGTAGGGTTGTAAACTGGCATTTAGCACCTCCCTTACAGGTTAGCTTCGAGTGCAAAAAGTTTTGTAGTCATTACACCATCGCCACCCCAGGCGTCAGCAGAATGTAAATGATGTCACCAGCCGCAATTGCTGCGGTAGAGCTGGTTCCAACAATTACACCCAACACCTCATTAGTGGTGGTTGCCAGCAGAACACCACCGGAAGCGCCAGCCATTACACGAATGCCAATTGCCAACGATGTTGCGGTTGTAACGTAAACTGCGGTAACGCCCATAAGACGAACGTTTGCAGTTACTTTACCAGTAGCAACCTTGGTGGCGTCAATCTGTTCCTGAACAACCCCAAGAGTACCCGTAGTCGCAGTGCTTGCCGTCTGGAGGTCAATACCAGTCGAAGACCACTTAACTGCCCGATACGGCGTTACACCGTTAACCGAAGAGCTGTTGTAAGTGGCGAGAACCGGAAAGCCCTTGTCGAGCACGTAATCTGCCATTATACCTCCCCTTACTGCTCGTTAAAGGCGTAAGAGCCGGCACGGTAACCGTTATACAGTTCCGGGTTATTCCGCGAAACCACGGTCATAGCTTCGTCCAGCGTAATCTTCTGGTCCTGGGCAACCCGGTTCGCTTCGTCCATAAACAGTGTAACGCTGTCTTTGGCGGAACCGTAACGAACACCAGCACCAGCCCGTTCGCCAAGTTCCACCAGCAGACCCGAAGAGCTCTTGAGAAGACCAAGAATGTTCCAGAACTTCTCGTGCAGTGTAACGGGAGCTTCCAGCAGGAAGTCGTGAACTTTATCCTTTGCCACCGGGGTCAGGATAATCTTCGATGCGTCAAACTCTGACAGCTTCTTCGAGATGTCAGCTTCGATCAGACCCGCTTGAAAACCCTTGAGTGCGGTGTTCTGCGCATCAACGGTATCAATAAGGGCTTTTACCATTGGGTTCTCTTCTGCCAGCTTCTTAAGCTCTTCACTCAGGCTAACAGCAGGAACAGTAGGTTTGCCGGGGTCTGCCGGAGGCGTCTTCAACTCAGCAAGCTTGGCGAAAGCAACTTCCTGAGTGGTGTCGGCCGGGAGACCCAGAAGCTCATTGAGCTTCTTAAGATCCATATCGTCCCCCTTGTTGTCTTCCTTGGCTTTGTTGATGGCTTCAACCAGATCGAACGCATACGAGATCGAGTTCTCCGACAGGTTAATCGGCAGAAGGTTCTTCATAAACGGGCGATTGGTCAAAGCACCACCGACCAGGACATCTTGGTGCTTCGTCTTGGTTGCTGGGTTTTCCCAAGAATCCTGATACTCCGCCGAGAAGTACCGGTATTCCTTGTTCTTGATTTTCTCGACGGCAGCCGCTGTCCACTCGACAAACAGCCAAAGGCCATCAGCGCGCGACTCAGCATCCTTAACCCAACCAGATGCAACATCCTGGTTGTTGTGGTTATAGTTGATGCTAGGGTCAATGCCCCGAATCTTGGCCTTTACGTTATCTGCAAATCGTTTTGCCCGATCGACGGTAACTTGAATCTTACCGAATACCGGGTGAGCGTACTCGCCAAGCGGAAGGCCGTGAATCCACGAAGATGTAGGTTGTCCAGTGGCTTCGTCAAGCTTGATACTAGAAAGATCGACCAGATACAATAGGTCTTTATCCATTACTTGCCTCCCTTCTTGGCTTTAGCTCCCATTGTGGGAAACGCTTTCTTCACAGCAGCTTTTACCTTTGCTTTTTCCGCAGGAGTACCATTCTGCGCAACCCGAGCCAGTGCATTTTGTGCATGGCTCTTGTCAGGAATGGGGTATCCGCCCTGCCCGCCACTTTTACTTCTCTTAGCGGGAAGAGCA